AGCCATGCTGATTATCGGTATGGGTCCCCGGAAGGCGGGGGAGGGTAAAACCTCCCCCGCTCCTTCCACCAAGGAGAAGTCGATGAAAGAAGGTATGGTTAAGCTTCCTCTGTCCATGTTCGAACTCGGTGAGGGCGAGGAAAACGCCAGCCCTGAAGTCGGCGACATGGTGGAACTCGAAGGCAAGGTGGAGTCGATTGATGGCGATATGGCCGTCGTGAGCGTGAGCAATGCGATGACTGAGGAGCCTGAAGCCGAATCCGAGCAGCCCGAGATGGCCGAGGAAGACCGCATGATGAAGATGGCCGAGGAATCTGACAAGGAGAACTACGCCTAATGCCGATCTACCAGTACGAAGACACCCGCAGCGGATCTGTCGTCGAACTGGAGAAGCCGGTGGCGGAACGGGACTCAGTCCCGCGTTACCTTAAAAGATTCCAAGTGCCACAAAGATTGACCCTGGTGGGGGTTGGCGAACCCCTCGACAACCCGCTGGGAGTCAATCAAACAAATCTGATGAAGGGGTATTACCGCCAGGAACAAAAGCTTGGCAGTAAATTTAAGAGCCGCTACACGCCAGATAGCATCAAACGGGCGGTGGCTCAAAGGAGTTAATATGGCGAAAGAATTTGTACGTTCCGAACGTAAGGCCAAGGGTCGCGCTCTGCGCTTCAATTCCGAGGGCTTTACCAATGTGTTTGAGATCACGGCGGCTTCCAGCGGCGGCACGGTTAACACCGTTGCGACCGCCCCGGCTTCGCTCAACGTGACCCTCAACGGCACTTCCTACCGCATCGCGCTGCACAGCTAATGCGCCTCTTATCTCGCCTCACGCTGGGTGATGGTGGGACGATCATCGCATCGTCGGCTTCCACGAATACTGGAAGCTACGATGCGGTGACGGCACTCACCCAATCCACGGCCACGCTCGTCATCAGCGGCGCGACCTCCACGGCAACGCTTGCGGCCAATGTCACCGTCTACGGCGATATTGACCAGGTGGCTTTGACAGGTGGCGGGCTTGCCATCTACGTCCGCAAGGACTAAAAAGGAGGCCCGTCATGGGTCGTCAGTGGAACACGATTATTGAGAGCTTGGGACCGCTTTCCGGCGGGACCATGTCGATTAACGCCAATCTCACCGAGATTGAGGCGTTGCTTACCACGCTTCAGGCGGATGTTGCCGATGGGATTCCGCCCATTCGTGGCACGACCAGCACTGGAACTTTGACGGCTGGCACGACCAACGGAACCCTGTTCGCAACCAACGCCACCCGCAACTATCTTCTGGTGCAATGCACCAGCGGAACGGTGTTTATTGACACCAACGGAACGGCCAGCGCGACCGACGACATTCAGCTTACCGCAGGTCAGGGTATTACTTGGGAGGGATCATTCATTCCAACCGGTGCGATTGCGGCGATTACATCCACAGGCACTGCCAGAGTCATCGGAGTGCAGGGTTAATCATGGGCTTCTTCGGCGGCGGCGGGAGTGGAGGCGGCTATCCTCCGGTCACATCCAGCACGGGAGCCGTTCAGGTTGGGTTTTCTGGCGGGGATACGCTGGGGACAAACGCAATCAATGTGCAACCCAGCAGATCGGCCACCAATCAGGTTGCGGCCAATCCTAATTCAATCGTAATCGGTACAAACACAAGAGCCTATGATAGCACGGATATTGGCTCGCAGGTTGTAATTGGGAGCGGGGCAAGCGCAAGATACAGAAACGGAGTTGCACTTGGTTCAAGCACATACGCACATGAATCTGCTATTGCAATCGGCGCAAGCAAAAATGCAAGAGAAACTGGCTCCGTCGCCATAAATGGTGGAATCAAAGAGTCTGGATCTGGGGGCGTTGATTCAACGGCAATCGGCGGAAATTGTCAGGCTAATGCAGACCGCGCAGTTGCGATGGGCGGACTTAATCAGGCCAACCACGACAGGTCAGTTGTTATTGGCGGGTTTCAGCTTACAACATCATTTCGTGCGGAGTTTGTAACCGCTCCAATCCGTGCGGCCTACTGGTCTGGGCAAACCACCAACGCCACGCCCACAATTCTTAACTTGGACGGAACAGCCACAAATCGTTTCACCATTGCCGCCAACACCGCCGTCATGGCGGACATTTACATTATCGCTCGCCGCACCGACACGGTGGACAAATGGTTTTCCTCAAGGCGAATGGTCGCTATTCGCAGAAACAACGCCAACGGCACGGCCATTATCGGTTCAGTTCAAACGATTGGCGCAGACCAGACCGAAGGCTCTCCCACTTGGTCGGTTGCAATTACTGCGGACGATACCAACGAGGCATTGCAAGTAGAGGTAACGGGAGCGGCAAGCGAGACGGTTGAGTGGAGAATTTCGGCTATTTACAGGGTTGTCTAAAATGGAAGTCCAAACCACCTATACGGTTTTATTGTCTAGGGAATACCAAGTTTCTTGGCGGGAATATCCGCTCTACGGATTTTCCTATGAAATATGGAAAGACCAAACTGGCGAGGTAAAAATTAGGGAAATAGGCCAGCGTGAGGTGATTGAGCTTTATGGTCAGGACGGCCCAGAGCTTGCCGACCTGACGGAAGAACAGGTGAAGGAAAGGATTGAGGAGGTGCTAAATGCCTGATTATCCAAATTTTGCAGGGAAAGCCTTATTTAAGGATGTGACGGAGCCAGCAAGTCCTGACTCTGGGAATCTTGCAGTTTATTCAGAAAGCGGAGTTCTAAAGACAAAAACATCTGGCGGGACTGTAACCTCGCTGGGGGCGGCAGGAGTGGGTGGTTCAACTGGAGCCACCGACAATGCCATCCTGCGGGCGGACGGGGCGGGGGCGGCTACGGTTCAGAACTCTGCCCTAAACATTGACGACGGAACCACCGCCACCCAAGCCAATGTTGCCATTACCAATCAGCACAGCGAAACCAACTCTGCTCTAGTGCTAACCCCAAAAGGAACGGGGGCTTTTATTGTCGGGCCAAAGCCTGATGGAACCAGCACGGGCGGAAATGCAAGAGGCACAAGAGCCATCTGCATGGTGACAAACAGAAGCGGGGCAACTCAGGTAGCAAGTGGAAACGAATCTGTTGCCATTGGTAATCAAGCGATAGCCAACAGCCTCCAAGCAATAGCCATTGGCGGTGCAACTGCCAGCGGTGCTTATTCTGTTGCTATTGGACTTGGAGCCATCGCATCAAACTCGGCGTCTTGTGCGATTGGAGGACAAGACAATAACGCCACGTCCCCAAGAAGTTTTGTGATTGGTTATGGCGGCCGTGGGGACAGGCAAACGACTTTTGCTCATGGAATCCAGCCGTTTGCGGCAAATGGTGACGCCCAAACCATCAGGGCCGTATTGAGGGCAAAAACAACCACAAACTCGGCCGTCGAATTTTTTATTGATGGAAGCTCCGTTCGTCTAACGGTTCCAAGCGGGAAAATTATGGCAATGCTAATCAATATTACGGGAGCAAAATCAGACGGCTCCGCTGTCGCCCACTATCTGCGCCAGTACTGTATCAAGAACGTGGCTGGAACCACCAGCGAGGTTTATGCGCCCGTCACGATTGGCACTGACAACGCCGCCAGCACCAGTATTTCAATCACCGCTAACGATACCAACGATGCTCTAAAAATTGAGGCCACAGGCATTGCCTCCGAAACTTGGCGATGGGTGGCCTCTGTCGATGCCGTGGAGGTGGCCTACGGAACATGAAGACTTTCGGCGTTATCTGGGCTGATGGCACAAAAGAACTCAAAAGCATCCTGCTCAACGAGGATGGAAGCCTACGCATTGAAGATTCAATCCGCCCCTATCCGCATACGGATGATTGGGTGGAGCCGCAGATCGTTCCGCTGGTCAAGATCGACAAGCCCGAAGAAGGAAATTGGGAGCCTACGCTTGTCTGGTTTGAGGATCGTGTGGAGAGGCAATGGATTCAGCCATGACCTCTGCCGTCCAGTTCCTCGCCCCGCCCGTGCCGGAGGGGATGTAGTCCATGTGGAAAACCATCGCCATCTGGCTGACCAATTTGAGTTTGCGTTTCTTGATGACGCGCAAGGAATACGTCTGTTTCAAGGAGGCGTTGAGGTTTGCCGGGGAGAACAACACGGTGGCGAGGGAAACGAATTTTCCC